CCTACACAGGTCGAAGGAATATTCGACAGAGAGTTATTTAAAATTGACACAGACATTAAGTCTACACAGGAAATGCTTAGTCCAATGATGAACAGAAGAAAAAGAAGGTATGTATAATGACTTACTTACAATTAGTAAATGCTGTATTGCGTAGACTGAGAGAAAACGAAACAGATAGTGTAGAAAATGCTACAGATTCTTATGTTAAACTTATTGGCGATTATGTAAATGACGCTTTAAATACAGTTGAAAACGCTTGGGACTGGTCTGCTCTCAGGAAAACAATAACTGTAAATACTGTAGAAGATACTATTAGTTATTCTTTAACTGGGTTAAATAACGAGTTTAAAGTACTAGATGTCATTAATGATACTTCTAATGTTTTTATGCGTCCTGCTAGTGTGTCTTGGATGAATAATGCTTATTTGAATCAAGAACCCGCTAAAAGTTCTCCTGAGTATTATTCTTGGAACGGTGTGGATGGTTTGTCAACACCTTTAGTCGATGTATACCCTAAACCAGACAAAGCATACACATTACGATTTAATGTTGTAGACAGAGAAGGTATAAGAAGTAATGATTCAGATAATATACTTGTTCCGTCTATTCCTATAATACATTACGCTGTTGCTTTTGCTTCTCGTGAAAGAGGTGAAACAGGAGGTACTTCATCACAAGAATTATTTTCAATCGCAGATGCAAGTTTAGCTGATGCAGTTGCTTTTGACGCGGCTAGATTTCCCTCTGAAACTGTTTGGAAGGTTTGCTAATGGCACAACAACTACGCAACATAACGATACAAGCACCTGCTTTTGCGGGTATAAATACAGAAGACTCGCCTGTAGGTATCGACCAATCGTTTGCTGAACAAGCAGATAACTGCGTTATTGATAAGTTTGGTCGTGTAGGTTCTAGGAAAGGCACGGTAAAACTAACTACTGCAATAAGCCCGTCAAATGCCTTAGGAAGCAGTAGGGGGATTGAGGCTGTATTTGAGTTTTTAGATACAAGTGGAGATAAAAGAATATTATCGGCAGGTAATAATAAAATATTTTCAGGGACATCAACCTTAACAGATATAACACCTGCGGGATATACACCAACAGGTAATAACTGGAAAATAATTGATTTTAACAACCATGCTTATTTTTTTCAACGTGGACATGAGCCTTTAATATATACAGACGAAAGCGGTAGTGCTGTGTTGGAAGCGCACTCAGACCACTCTCATGCTACAGGTACAGCACCACAGGCTAACGAAGCATTAGCGGCTTATGGTCGGGTTTGGGCGGCTGACGTTACAGGAAATAAACACACTGTATATTGGACTGATACACTACAGGGACATCATTGGACAGGAGGAACTTCTGGTTCATTAAATTTAAATACTGTTTTTCCTAATGGTTTTGACGAGATTGTAGCACTTGCGGCTCACAATGATTTTTTAGTTATATTCTGTAAAGATTGTATTATTATTTACTCAGGAGCATCAAGCCCCGCAAACATGACACTTGCAGATATTATTGATGGTGTTGGTTGTGTAGAAAGAGATTCCGTACAAAACACAGGCTCTGATATTCTTTTCTTATCTAAAGACGGTGTGCGTTCTTTGGGTAGAGTTATACAAGAAAAATCAGCACCCATAAAAGACATAAGCAAAAATGTTAGGACTGATGTTATAGCTTTTACGGCTAATCAAACACATCCAATAAAATCAGTATATAGTCCTGAAAATGCTTTTTATTTGCTTACTTTTCCTGTGGAGAATACAATATTTTGTTTTGATATGCGAGGGTCTTTACAAAATGGAGCGCATAGGGTTACAACTTGGTCAGGTATCGACCCGCTTTCATTGACTCGTTTGCAAGACGGTACTATTTATTTTGGTAAGTCAGATGGCATATATAAATACTCAGGATATACAGATAATGCTGAATCATTTAAAATGACTTACTTTAGTAATCCAATGAACTTTGGTGATTCATCTAGACTTAAGTTTCTTAAGAAGTTTAACATTACTTTTATTGGTAATGAAACATCTAACAGCACTCTTAAGTGGGGTTATGACTACACAAACACCTACAATGAAAAACGTATTGAAGGTGCTAGTTCACTAAATGCGGCTTCAGCAGAATACGGTATAGCTGAGTACGGAACAAAAGAAACTACAGATGATACTTCTTTCGTAGAATCAGAATATACTTCAGGTGTAGATATACAACGTCCCAAAATAAACACAACAGGCAGTGGTGCTGTTGTTCAGATAGGTATTGAATCTGTGATTGAGGGACAGGCTTTTTCAATTCAACAAATAGATGTACAGGCTCTTTTAGGGAGAATAATTTAATGAGTAATTATACTAAATCAACAAACTTTACAGCTAAGGACTCACTCCCTTCTGGCAACGCAAGTAAAATTGTCAAAGGGTCTGAAATAGACGCAGAGTTTAATGCAATAGAAACAGCGTCTGCTACCAAGCTAGATAAAACAGGCGGTACTTTAACAGGACTAACAACTATACAGCGAGACGCAGGGACTTCACAGGGTGTTTTGTTAAAAGTAGACAACACTAATTCTAATAGTGGGGCAGGTGCTTTTATAGAACTAGAAGGCGGTCCTGTTAGTATTAATCCTAAGATAGGAGGTACTGGTAATTTTTTTGAAGTTTTCACCAACAACAATAGATTAGCTTTGTTTGGTAAAGGCGGGAGCGTAACCAGTTCTTGTTTAACGATGTATTCTGACGGAGGTGCTACAGGTGGTCAGATACACACAGGAGCAAACACTCCCGAAGGAAACATATCAGCACCTATTGGTTCGTTGTACATGAGAACAAATGGTGGCGCGGGGACATCTTTATACGTAAAAGAGTCTGGTACTGGTAATACTGGATGGGTAGCTAAATAGGAGAATATAATGGCTGACGAAACAAACACAAACGATTCTGGATTGCCTAGTTGGTTTACTGACATCATAAACCTAGCGGGTACTTTCACTATTGACGGAGGGACGTTCTAATGAGCGCATTACCAACAGACGGTCCTAACCCAACAGCAGGTGGATATAGTATGCCTAGTTGGTTTACTGACATCATAAACCTAGCGGGTCAGTATTATTCAGGAGACCAAGCCGCCAAAGCCGCGGCAGAAGTGGGTGTAAAATCTGCACAGGAAGCTACTGAACTAGGTAAAGAAGCCGCGGGTATGGCTGAATTCCAACCTTATACTGTAACTACGGGAACAGGGTCAGCCACTACGACCCCCGAAGGTGGTTTTACTTTAAACCTAACTCCTGAACAAAAAGCAATGTCTGACCAATTATTTGGTCAAGCGGGTGTTATGTTTGGTATTGCGGGTTCTGACCCTACTCAAGCCATTGCTGATACGTATGAAAATATTAGAGCCTTACAACGACCCGAAGAAGAACGTCAGCGTTTAGCTTTAGAAGAACGTATGTTGTCTCAAGGGCGTTTAGGTTTACAATCAGCGGCATACGGTGGTGCTAATCCTGAAATGTTAGCGCAAGAACAAGCGTTGGCTGATGCTCGTTTAAAAGCGAGTTTAGGTGCTAGAGAAACAGCTATGGCTGAACGTAAGCAAGCCTTTGATTTAGGAACAGGCTTACTTAAATCATCTTACATGCCAGAAACTATGGGCTTAGAAGCACTAGGCTTGGGTATTGAAAGTGCTAAAATACCTGATATTGGTAGACGTACAGGTGCTGAGTTGTTTGCCCGACTAGGTGGTGAGGGTCTTGAGGCTCTGATGCAGGGCGTACAGTTATCTACTGGCTTAGAGGAACTTACTAGACAACAGTTAGTTGATAACATCATAGGTAGTATATCAGGCGGTGGTTCTGGTGGAGGCTCAGGTAGCGGTATGCTTGGAATAGACATTGAAGCTGACCTTGAAAATTTAGTTCCTAGTTGGTTATATGACTTTGTTGATTACTTTACACCTACGGACTATGGAACACCAACAGTAACTGTAGAAGAAATTATACCAGAATAGCACTAGGAGAAAACAATGGCTAACAGAGATATTGCAGGATTATTAACAGGCATTCCTAGTGGTGGTATTGACCCTACAGTGAATATGTCAGGAAACCAAATGATTGCTTTAGCCGCATCTAGGGCTAGAGAAGGTATGGGTCGTGGTGTCCGTGGTTTGATGGGAGGAGACAGAAGGACTGTTGAAGAAAGACAAATAGATAAAGTTAAAAGCCAACAAAAAGCCTTTGCTACATATTTGTCATCTAACTATCCTAACTCAGGTTTAGACGTATTAGCGACTGAAGGTGTAGTTACCCCTGCAAACTTTAAGGACTTCCTAGCGGAAAAACAAGGGGCTAATCTAAGACAGGGCAAAAGGTATACTGTTAGAGATGAAGAAGGTAATATGTTTGCCGCTTCTACTACCTTTAGTAACGTAACTGGTGCTTTTGATACTGTTTATACTCCTTTAGGCACTACAACGACTGACTCGCCTGTTGGAGACATAGAGATAATTACTGAAGCAGGGGTTAGTTTTGCAGAAAAAGAGCAATCTAAAATAGACACTGCTGACCAAATCAACAATGACAAGCTATTTGGTCAAGCCCGTATGGATGCTTTGGGTGCTAAGTATGAAATTGAAGATAATCTTATTGGTCTTCAAGAAGGTTTAGAACTTTTAGATACAGTAAAAACTGGTGGTCCAATAACCAACATGACAGCGAGTGTACAAAAGTTCTTAGGTACTACTCCTGCTGATAGAGCAGAGTTAGAGTTTAGACTAGCAAACAGAGTATTGAGTAACCTTAAGTCTACCTTTGGTGGTGTTATCTCTGAGGGTGAAAGAGAATACTTGATTGACATCAGTGCTAACATTAGGAAAGGTAATGCAGGTAACAGAGCAATACTTAACTCATTGTTAGAGATACAACAAAGGGCTAAGATAAGAAATGACTTAATCCTTAGTTCAAGAAACTTTGATGAGTACAACAATACAATAATGGGTTATGATTTTAAAGACCCCGTTGTTAATGAACAAGATGAAGATGTAATTGACTTTGAGAGGTTATAATGTCTGAGACACAAAGCGTAAGACTACCTAATGGTCAAATAGTTAAGAACATTCCTGTAGGTATTTCTCAAGCAGAACTACAGGATAAACTTATTAACAGCGGTAGAGTAAGTGCCGATGTCTTTAAAACACAAGAATCTGCGCCTACTGTAGAACAAGAAGACTTGCCTTTCTACAAAGACGTATACAATGCTGTTAAAAACAATTTAGACATACCCGCTAGTATTTACGGTGGTATCAAAGGGGCACAGTACGGGGCTAGGTTTGGTCCTAAAGGTGCGGTTATTGGTACTATTATTGGTGCAGTTCCTACGGGCATTGCGGGCAATCTAACCTCTGACTTACTTCAGGGCGAAGAGCCAGACTACGGTAAAGCTGTAAACGAGGCTCTTATAGGCATGGGATTTGATGCGGCTACTTTAGGCACGTTCAAGCTATTGAAGCCTTTGTATCTTAAAGCACAGAAGTCACTAGGCTTTAGTGCTAAAGAAACAGCAGAAACAATAGCTAAAGAACTAAACAAGGTAAGTGCCGCAGGTACTCCAGAATCTCTAAGAGCAACACAAGAAATTCTTACGGAGCGTGGTGCGTCTTTGACTCAGTTCCAAACAGGTCAAGCACCGTGGTGGGCTGTCTTTGCTGAGAAGCTAGGTGAGAGTGGTATCTTGTCTAAGCAGTTTGCTGACCAAAACATAGCTAACGTCAATCGTGCGGCATCTGAAGCTATACAAGAGTTGACTGATGGTATTGCATTGAGAACAACAGCAGACTCTGCTAGTATTGGTCAGGGCGTTCTTGACGTTGTGTCTTCAGCTAGAGTAGCACTACAAGATGCTTATGGTGAAGGACTAGATGATATACTGTCTAAAGTAGGTAACAAACAAGTTGACATCTCTGCCATCAAAGCACCTTTACAGAAGTTCTTAAATAAAGATGTTATTGTTAGTAGAGGCTTTAGCGAGACTGTTGACCCTAAGACAGGTAAAATAATTAAAAAGCCCTTTACTAAAGAAACAACAGCATTATCTGAAGATTCTTTAAACTACATTAAGCAAAACATAGCACCTTTCTTAGATGCTCCTATGATGGATGTACGTTCTTTGTTATTACTTGATAAAAGGCTTTCTAAAGAACTTCGTCAGCTAGGTGATATAAAGGGTAAGAATTACAACGAAGCGGCTCACAGAGAGATAGGGGAGCTTCAGGACATACTCAAGGACACAATGGTTCGTATTATCGGACAGGCTGACCCAAAAGTAGCCCAACAGTACAAAAACTTGAAGAGTTCCTATAAGCAGGGTCTTGAGGGTTTGTTACCTAAAATAAATAAAAATGTAATACTAAGGGCAGAAGGTGCGGACTACGACGCTCTTGGTAATTTACTAGTCAGACAAACCAATGTAAGTAAAATACAAGCTATGTTGAGTAGTGTAGACGAGGCTTACAGACAACTAGGAAGAGCAGGGGCTAAAAAGGGGGACATACCTTACAATACAGCTAAGGATGCTAAGAAGGCAATTAGAGCAGGATTCATTAAGAATCTCTTGCCTGACGTAGGTGAAGCAGGTTTTGATATAAAAACATACAGAAACCTAGCCAAAGAGTACGCTAAACCTAACAATGATAAAAGACTTAAGGTTATCATGGGTGAGGACTATGGACGAGTCAAGCAGTTATTTAACCTATTTGCAGAAGCCGGTGAAAGTCCTACAGGTAACTTAGGTACTATCTTCCTACGGGGTAAAGAATACTCTGGTGCTAGTGCTTTGCTTGCAACAGGAGCAGGTGGAGTAACAGGAGGTGTTGTAGGTGCTACAGCGGGTCTAGGTGCTGTACTTGGTATACCTTTTGTTCTAGCCAAGATTACTTCTAGTCCTAGAGCAGTAAACAGGCTGTTAGCTTTTGAGAAGAAACAGTTTAAATCACCAGAGGCAATGGAAACAGCTAGTCTTCTTGTTGTTAGTGACATCATGGAACTATTGACTGATGAAGAGAAAGCTGAAGTTCGTGAAACTTTAAGACCTAAGGATTAATAATGACTCTACCTCAAAGCAGTAGTTGGATTGCAGACATTTTAGAGACATTACCTGACGATAAAAAACAGGAGTTTGTTAATGACTTAGCTTACAATGCGCTATCTTTTGCTCCTGTAACTGGTGAAGCAATAGCCGCCAAAGAAGCTAAAGAGTTTTATGATGCAGGTCGTTATGGTATGATGACTTTAGCAGGTCTGGGTGCTTTGCCGCTTGCAGGTCCATTTGTACGCCCTGCGTTAAAAGCCGCAGGTAAGACCGCAGGGGCTGTAACTAAGCCTCTAATGAAGCTACGTGACCCTGAGTTACGAGGGAATGTCTTAGCGGGTCAAAGTAACTATATTGATGGTTGGTATGGTGCTAACCCTAAAGTACAGTCTACTGCCGTTGAAAAGAAAGCGGCTGAAAAGATTCTAAACTTTAAGGGAGAAAAAGTAAATAAACAAAATATTGAAAGGGTTGCTCAAAAAGCTAGAGGCTTGGTCAAGTGGGGTGTCGATGCTCCTTTTAATGTCTTAGATGCGGCTCTGAACCCTGTGTCTCGTGCTTTGTTTAAAGAAACAGGAATCAATAGACGTAGCCAACAAAAGATACGAAAGCTATTAATGCAGGGGAGTAAAAACCCTGAAGAGTTATCTCGTTTACTGGATAAAGCTACTGCTCAAGGCATTTATATGATGCACACAGGACAGCAAGCAGGTAGATTAGGTAAGGTATCACCAGAACTAGAAGAACTAGCATCGTACTCTTTTTTAGGAAATGCTTACGTTCCTGCTACAAAAGAAAACTTTATTAAAGGTGTCAAACAAACAGAGACAATACGGGACGGTAAGAAGGTATACGTAAGACCTAAAGACTTAGAAACAGCTTATGATTTTTTTGACAAGAACTTTGATTTAAGGGAAGGCGCACAGTTAGTTATTAAACAGCCGTCTGGCAAGTCAGGTCAGCACGTAAATGATTTAGCTAAAAAGAACCCGACCAATGGTTTTGGAAGACAAGCCGTTAAACAGCTAGAAAAAGCAGGAATAAAGAGAACCCCTAACAACTGGCGTGAGGCTTTGATTGAGCAGTCAGACGGTGGTAAGAACTTCAGCGTGTTGCGTCAAGACAAAGATGGTGGTGTTTGGGTGCGGTCAGGAACAAAAGACAAACCTTTTATAGGTGACGCTGTTGTAGAAGGAGGCGTTGCAGGTTTTTCTAAGATGTACCCCAACGGTAATGTAGTGGGCTTTATATACGACCAACACGACTTCCTAGAAAAGATACCTGCTGTGGGTGACATACTTGCAGAGGTCTTGCCTAAAGATGTAGTAGCGGTTGCAGGTCCTATCCATTATAATATAATTAACAATAAGTGGGGCAAGAACCTTAAGTATAGAAAATCGTCTGTTACTGCAAAACCAGAACTAAAGAAAAGAGAAGGTAGGTTGAGTAACGAAGAATTACAAGGTTTGCTGTCCGATATAGCTAGTGTCAGACCTAGCGGCACAGGAGTGGCTAAAGAGGCGGCTAAGGTTGGCGGTGGTTTCTTGACGGGAGCAGGTGTGATAGGAGGGGTTGACCGTCTACTAGAAGACGAAGAATAACAAAAGGGGGCATTGCGCCCCCTAAGTTTTACCTAGACTATCTCACACGCGCCTCCCGTACACGCTAGTTCTTGCGAACCTGTCGTTGTGTCTTCCTTCTCGAAGTGTTCTAGGTCACTCCAATTAACATCAACTGGCATAGCCTTTAGTAGTTCTTCGTACTTCTCTGAGGTTATGTCTTCATAAGGGGCTTGCTGATAAACATGGTCACTAACTGGCAACAAGCTAATACCACTAACAGTGTCGAAGTTTTCCCATATCCATTGGGATACTTGGAGGAACTCGTCATCTGTATAATAAACAGTGATACTTGGCTTATGTTCACACCAATAGTCTTGGTACTTTTTCCAAAGTTTTAACTGTTCCATAGCACCCACTTGCTTTACTGTAGTACTGCTGTCGGGTGACTTGATTGGGAAGCTGAATACCAACGAGGACTTGCTCATTACGTCATCTTCGACAGGGAAACCTGCGGCTGTCATGTATTGAGCAAGCGGGTCTTTTTTGTCTGAACGCACTCTACGAATATAATGCTTAGAAAAACGGGGATGTATGCCGCTAGCAGAATCAACAAGCTGAGACACAGTACCGCTTGGCTTAACACAAGTAATAGCTGTAGACTGATTGATGCCAAGTTTGTCAGCCCATTCTTTATTAGTTTTGATAGCAACATCTTTCATCTCCGTTAGCCACTTCTCTATGTCTGGTGAATCTTTACCTAATAGATAGTGGTCACAAATACCAGTTAAGCTGACACCCAATAGTGCTTCTTCTTCTGTGTTTCTTTTCCAGATGTTTCTCAAGTATCGGAAGTCAGTCAGGGTAGCCTGTAATGAACCAATCATAGCGGCTACTTCCACTTTCTTTTTAAGACTAACCAAGTCATCGTCTGCTCTGATTACTATCTCTGACAGGTTACAGAACTGATTACTACGAAGGATAATCTCAGAGCAAGGGTTAGTACCAAAGGAATGCTCAGGGTCTCTACGACCATTCTTAGCGGCAATCTTCTGTGCCGCAACGCGACTAAAGATACCACGCTCACCTGCCTTACTGTCATACATTGTGTGCATCTCTGCTAGGAATGACTCAAAGTCTGGCTTCTCTGTGTATGATACACTGTTGTTAGCCAACGCACGTTGACCTTCATTACGCCACCAGTCACCTGACTTAGCCTTAGCCATACGAGGGTCTGACAAGTTAGATAAACTAATCAACGCTGACCTACGTACACCACCGACTACAACAACCTCAGCAATCTTACAGCAGATGTCATGGCACTCAATACTGGTGAGCCTACGACCCTTAGCCTTTTGGAATATACCTACACAGAATATGAACAAGTCCTCAAGAGGCTGTGAGCCTGACGCACGACCACCAAAGGTCTTGAGTCTAGCACCTGCGGGTCTTACCTTGTGCATATCCCACTTGGGTACTTTACCTGCATACAACATAGCAATCAACTCACGGAATGCACTAGCCCAACCAATCTTGCTGTCAGCCACTACAATCGTTGTGTCAGTCTCGTGGAATGACTCAGCAACTGTGGGTAGCTTATCAATGAACTGACGCTCAACACTGAACCCTACACCTGTACCGCACATAAGGACGTACATCATCTCGTCAAAGGACTTCTGGTGGTCAATGTGTAGATAGCTACAGTTGAACCCTGCTACGTTGTCCTTATCCAGAGCCTCACCTGCGGTCATCAGACAACGCATACTAGGCATTACATCTAGGTTGTATATAGCCTTGTACATCTTCTCACCGTCAGCCTTAGTTATCTGACCACGGTTATCCCAGAAGTCTACGTAACGCTGTACTGTCTCAGCCCAAGTCTCTCGTCTGCCTTCCTCTGGTAGCCACCGAGCGTAACGGGACTTATGTATAAACTCTTGATATTCGTTCATTTCTTCTCCTTTTGTTTCTTTAATTTGTCTTTATCCTTTTTAAAGATAGCGTCCCAGTTGTCATCAAACTTCTTAGTATCTTTGGTGGGTCTACGGGCTGACCCTTTGCCGTACTGTGTTTGTCCCCTCATCTATCCACCTCAGATATAAGTTTGTTCAAGTACCACTGTGCTTTCTCTAAGTCCTGTACTGCTTTACCTTTACGCTCGTACCGCCATAGGTACTTTAGTGTATTACCTTTGAGATAACCTTTGAATGCTTCGGGTGTCATGCTTTCCTCAATGGCTTCTATACATTCAATGTTACCATAGTTGTAATGACTAGGGTGATTGACAACATCTTCCGTTGGTTCGTCAGGGTTGTTCGTCACGTACTCTTCATACTTCTTTACTAACTTGGGGTGCTTGTTCCGAAGTGCATCCCAATCAGCAGGGGTTGCATCATCAATACTCATTATCATCCTCCGTAAATAAATCTCTGTTCCTGATTAGTCTGTCCTCGAAAGCATCAAGCAAGTCCTCTACTGTGATGTCTAAGGTTTCTACTACCAACACTACATCATAGTCTCTTGCTATAGCCTCCTTTAGTTCTTCTAATGTATACGACATCATTCTTTTCCTTCTACATAATCAACAAGTTGTCGTGCTGTGTGTAGTGTGTAATGTTTGAAACCTTCCTTGTCACACCACTGTCCCATAGTTATCTTACCGCCCTTACGCACCTTCTTATTAGGGTTAGACAACAAAAATACTAATTCCCAGTTGTCTTCTAATATTGTATCACGAATTGACTTATATTTCAAGGTGTCTCCAATACGAAAGAAACCTTTAACCTCAACCATCACCTTTTTATCTTCGTGTACAAAGTCTGGCTTGTAATGTCTGTGTACTATATAAGGTACGTCGAACGGCTCATACTTAAATCCTTTACGCTTTACCTCCTTTGAAAACTCTTTCTCTAACGCTGACCTGTACTTACTCTTGGGCTTACTCAATGTCCACCTCCATTACCTTTGGTTCGTTCTCTATCTTGATTAAGAACTTTGGTCCATAGGAGTAGGCAAATTTCCTTACTTCTGGATGACAGCTTTTTTTGTACTGACAGTAAGAACATTTTAGCCCAAGTTTTATATTGCCTGATTTGCCGTCTGGTACAGGCTCTGAGCAGAAGTCTTCTGGCTCTGGCAAATCTATTAGCTTTTTTACCTCGCGTATGCGTTCAGTAATGTCCCCCTTAATGTATTTGTATATAGGTGCTTGGGTATCCTCAAGGTCGTACTGAAGTACCGTTAGATGCCCGTTGGCTTTGTCCATAGCTAACCAACCAAACTTAGTCTCACCACAAGCGTGAGCGTATGCTTTAATCTGGTCAACATAACCAAAGGCATCGTCCATAGCCAATGTCCCGTCCTTAAACTTCTTGAACCCATAGGAACTGGCGGACTTGACATCAATAACTACTCCATCAATCTTACAGTCCATGTGTCCCTTGATGCCCTCAACCTCGCATACCTTCTGCTCGTCAGTTACCTCGTGTCCTGCCATTCTAGTTAGGAATAGTAACATCTCTTCAATCAAGTGCCCGTACATAAACTTGATGTAGGTGTTGGGTGTAATCTTCTCGGCTATCTCCGTACCGTGCACTAAGTTCCATAAGTATCTATCGTCCCTGCCGATGTTTGACAGGCGCAAAGTTCTGGTGTCTCTCTTCCTATCCCTAGCGAACTCGGTACGCATAAGGTCTTTGACAGCTTCACCGAACTTATCTATCTCCGCTTCAACATCAACGGACTCATCTGCCTCTTTTGTCGTCATCAGTTTGTATATGTCATCTACTAATGTATATATACTCTTACTCATCTTCTATATCCTTGAATGCCTTAATGACATCAGTTGAGAATAGCTTACGTAGGTTGACCAAGTGCATACGGCTTGCGTTGTGGTCGCCTCCTGATACACTCCTGAACGTATCAAGTTTGTTCACTATCTTCTTTAGTACAGGTGTCTTGAATACTAAGGTGCAGTATTCTTCGTCACCGATGCAGAGGTTATGAAACCAGTAGTCCGACTCAGTTGCTTCAATACCTGATGGCTTACCCCATGACTCGTACTCAATGCAGATGTTACCTGTCTTCTGCCACAAATCTTTCTCAGACTTAACCTCTATCTTCTTGTCCTGTAGCATCTCAGCCACTCGTTCCTCCCTGACTTCTCCGTACTGCAAGTCAAGGTCAAACTTCTTCCTATCTTCTTTAGTGGGTTTCACTCCAGTTATCTCCTATCTTGTACTCGCCCGCAAGCGGACAGTTTAGTTTGTAGTGTTGACCTGCCGCCTCGATACATGAGACAGCAAGCCTACCGAACTGTTCTGCTTGGTCTTCCCTGACCTCCGTCTGTATCTCATCGTGGATGTTGCCTACGAACTTGTAGTCAAGACCCCACAGCGTTGCGTACTCGTCTAATATGCACAGTGCTTTCTTCATAACGATTGCACCCGCGCTTTGTAGCAAAGTATTTAATGCTGAGTGTTCTGAGCGTACATAGACTCGTCTCCTATCCAATCCAAAAACGTAGCCTCTTGTAGCTGATACACCAACTCTCTCTCGTAAGTCTCTAAGAGATGGCGTGTTGCTGAGGAATTTCTCCTTAAGTCGTCTACCATCTCTAGCAGTTCCACCAACGATACTTCCGATTTTAGCGTCTCCCGCTCCATACAGGAACGCATATATGAAAGTCTTTGCTTGACTTCTTGTGTCAACACCGCTAGCAAGTTGGTTTGCTGTATGAATGTCTCCAGTGAGTATTTCATTTGTATATGCCTCGTCTTTCATGTAGTGTGCAAGCATACGCAACTCAAGTCCTGATGCGTCCATGCCTACAATCTTGTAGCCTTTGGGTGATGTCCAACAGGCGCGACAGTCTGCACCATACTCTGCGTAAACGCTAGGCACTTGTGCCATGTTGGGACTAGAGTGTGTCATACGTCCAGTGACCGCACCATTAGAGTTTACATACCCGTGCACCCGACCATCGTCTTCGACAGCATCAAGCCACGACTGTACCTGTGCGATACGCTTCTGCAACATGAGATACTCAGCAATCATAGATGCCTCTGGTATATCAGTAACAGTAGCCAACACAGACTCGTCAACAATAGCCTGACCCTTCTCTGTAAACTTGGTAGGCTTCCAACCAAAGTACTGTAGGTAACGTCCTATCTGCTGGCGCGAACCCAAGTTGAACTCTGGATAATCTATGCGCGAGAACGTCTGTACATAATCCCGCCAGTGTTCACCCGCGAAGCGTAAGCCGACCACAGATAACTCGCCACTTTTCTTATACTTCGGGGTGACTTGTTTAACAAATGTAGGTAGCGGTATGAATTTCTCATGTACCATTTCTTCAATTTCATATTTCTTCTCCTTTAGTTTAGCCAACAGAATAAAGGCGTGTTCTTGGTCTAGCAACCACCCTGCGTCTGTTTGACGATTAATAATAGTTTGTACTCTGTGTTCAAGGTCAATGCTTTCGCTTCCAAAGTTAGCCAATACGTTTTGTAGCGCGTAAAACACTTTGACATTAACCAACACATCTTGCTTACAATACTCCACCATGTCTTGCGAATACGTATCCCAATCATTGTGTTCTCCTTTAGGGAAACCTAACCGCTGTCCCCAGTTATTTAAACTGTGACCACCTTCCCGTGATGGGTCAGTAAGTCTTGATAGCACCAATGTATCGGTGATTTTACAACTGCTAAAGTCTGTGCCTAGTAAGCGTTCAAGAACTGGTACGTCATAGCCAATGATGTTATGACCGATGACCTCAGCGTCTTTGATATAAGTATTGAAGTCCTGTAACGTATCACCAGAGAATACAGTTGTCTCTTGGTTTGATAGGTCACAAGCAACGATTACCCAAACCTTTGTAGGCTTTAGTCCGTTAGCTTCTATATCAAAAACAATCTTCTTCACTAGAACTCCTGCTTTTCGTCAGTCACAGGGCATGATGTTTCAAGCATACGTCCTGTGTCTTTGTCATAATATAAGTAGCAAGCCGCACCTGTCAGACCTGCAAACCTGTTCTTTAGTACCCTGACCGTGGTGGTGTTACGTACCGTAGGGTCAGCGTGTTGTTGGTCACGTTCTAAACCAATCACCATATCAGATAGCTGTGCAATCGCGGCAGAGCCACGTAGTTCAGCCAAGCTAATCTGTCCACCATCTTCGTGTGCTTTACCCGATGGTCTGCGTAGGTGGGACACTAGGAACAATCCAACACCCGTCTCCTGAACCAACTGACGTAGCTTGGTCATAATACTGTCGATGGCTTTACGCTCGTCACCTGTCTCTTGGTCAGAGACAACGATGCTCAAGTGGTCAAGAATAATCCATTTACAATCAAGACCTTTCGCCATATACCTAATGCGACTTAGTAAGTTATCTTCATTGGTTGAACCCCAATGGTCAAACATAAATATACGTCCTGTACCTAGCGTCTTATCCCAAAATACTTTCTTGGTGTCCCTGTCGAACTCCCTGCTCAGATGTAAAGTCTGGTTAGCCTCAATACTCATAATACCGAGAGCAGTCTTAGGTATGTCCTCCTCCAACGCGAGTATGCCAATGTTGTCCTCAGTCGCACCTAGTAAGTAGTGTTCCAACTCTCTGACAATCTGTGACTTACCCATACCTGAACCACTAGTGATGGTTACAAGTTCTCGTTCCCTGAATCCGTAGGTCATGTCGTTGAGACACTGCCACGGGTATGGTATCGACTTGACTTCTTCCTGTGCCACAATCGATTCCCAAGTATCAAGTCCTGCGATGATACCGTCTGGTTGATAGGTCTTAGCGTTCCACCATTCCTTGATAAATCCCTGTACATTACGCTCTTTGAGCATCTCTCCTGCGTCCTTTGCAGACAACTGTACATTCTTCGCTTTGTTCGGTGTGAATAAATCTAGCACCGCACGAGACGCTTCCTGACCTGCTTTGTCACTGTCGAAACAGATGACTACGTTCTCAAAGGATTCAAGCCACTCCAAGTTCTGCTTGATGTCCTTGACTGCTCCTGATGCGCCTGACCGTATTGACACAACTGCCCACTTACCGTCAAACATCTCTGACACCGCTAGTGCGTCAGCTTCTCCCTCTACTACTGTAATGTATTTACCACCGCCCTTGAATGCTTGCTGACCAAACAGACCTACATTGTCGAATGTACCGCTTGCGTAGAATGCTTTGTTATCTACAATACGTGACTTAGTCCCTGTCTGTGCGCCTGTGTCCTTGTCAAAGTATGGGTAGTGGTGCTTGCTTATAGTCCCTGCTGTGTCGTACTCAACAGTGACTCCGAACTTCTTGCACGTTGCCTCTGATATACGCCTGTCTGGGATTGATGCTACTACACCTGTCATCTCTAACTTCCTATTTGCCTTTGGTTTACTCTCAATAACTTCGCCCGATGCTCTCTCGTAGTGGTCACAACCGCCTGTAAAGCAGACGGCATGACCATCGGAGTACCTTGCCAAGTTGTTCTTTGAGCCACACGAAGGGCATGGCTCATGTCTGACAAAGTGAGAGTCTGGCATTAAAAGTCACCGCCGCCATCAGAGGCTTCGGCTAACTCCAACACCTTGACCTTTGATAGGTAGGTTGATGTTCCGTGTACTGGGTGTGGCTTACCCTCTGCATACTGTACGCGAACCTTTGAGCCTCGCGTCAAGCGACCACTGAAGTCGTTGCCATCAGCATCAAACATAGGCACTTCATACTTGGTGCTGAACTTGCGTTGCTTGACACCTTCGTACTCGCGTAGTTTGACACCCTTGTTGGCTAAGTCCTCAGCCTGTGCGTCTTCCAATGATAGGACTAGGGAATACTTACCCGTTGATTGACCCTGATATTCTTCGTGTTCGTCAAGGTTTGCGAACGCTACGTTACCTTCTAATACTGCCATAGTAATTTACCTCGTTGTTAAAAAAGATTACTTAAGTATACTTTAGAATACTTTAGAATATATCTTTAATGTTTATAAACTAAAGTATCTAAGTATATTATATCATGTATTACTTCTGTTTGCAACTATGTCTATAAATTAATTGTTACTCCTTATTATATCACGTTCTTCTGCTGTTGACCAGTTCTCCTCTATCGCCTCGTCAGATGCCGTGTGGCAATCTGAACATAGGTCGATAAATTCGTCAGTCACTCTGTCTCGTTTGCGTAACTCTGCTTCTGTCAGTATTACGTCGCATGCTTTACATCTGCTCACAATTCTGTCTCCTTGTAGGGTCTGCCGTATGTAAACACTAGGAATGGTAACATCAATACTACGCCCTCAAAGGGCATCGTGCTGTGTTCCTCTGTCTCGCTATTATAAGTCCATACAGGGCGACTGTCAACAAATTCTAGGTCAATTCCGACCCCATTGCGTAGTTCCACTGTAAATAGCCTGTTAAATAGTATTGTATTAATCATCTTGTTCGACCTCCTCGTCGTAGTCTTCGTTGTCGTCATACGGCTTGTAATAGCCTCTCTGCTCTACATAATCGCTGTAGTCATAACTAGGGTCATCATCTACCCTGCAATACTCTCTACCCATTTATACTTACTCCTATAATCTGTGCGTACTCGTACCCGTCCGCAAATCCTCGTTGATATTCCTCGCTCTCGTCTGGGTCGCAGTTGTACCCACTCAACCCATCATACTCGCCTCGCTCGTAGTCTGTCAATTCTTGCCAGTACTCCTGCAAATTATACTGCTTGTCTGCCAGTGTTTCAAGCTGTGACTGCTCTTGATAATCTCTACTCATAGTTAAAGCACCATATAGTCAATTAATATTTTATAGCCTAACATAAAGACTACACCAAGTACAACCCCTTGTATAAAACTAGCCATAAATTCTCCTCGTTACCAGTTATGCACCACGCCCGCTATAATAAACAGGCACGTTACCAAGTTTAATAATACCACAGCAGACCGCATTGATGCAACTATATCTGCCTCTCTGTTGTTGTCTCCTAGTTTTTCACCAAGAGACAACGCCCACAATCGCCACAGTCTACGCATCAAACTTCTACCTCCTCGATGGCTACGTCATCGTGCCCAATGTTACGCCAAATCTCCGCTATATCTTCAGCCTCAGCGCGTGTCTTTAGATAGTACCTGTTGACCTCTAAACCTCCGACCCAAATTGTGTAATACGTCATCTCTACGCCTCCTCTGTGCGTTTTTGGTGGTATCTGTTGCCCACGCTTAGTATATTAACAGCGTCTTTCTCTGTCAACTGGTAATGTTCTGCAAATTTTTCTATCGTCAAATAGTTGTTGACCCATTCCAAATACAAATCCGCTAGTTGTTCCGCCATATTAAATACTTGCATTGTCTGTGCCTCCTATAGGCTAGTAATTGTCATATAGAAAGGTACTTTAGCAAATACCCGACTATATTGCAACTACTTTTTTTTACACCACCTCCACAGTTGTTATCAAGTCTTTAATCTGTTTCGCCATTTTGCGCCCGTGCGCGACGTATGCGACAACCTCAACGTCTTTATCCCAACAAGCCCGACAGGTCGCGCATTTGCCGTCTCGCTCGTACGCCTCGCATATAGTCATTTTGGGCTTGCGGTGGCTAATCGTTGGTATTATGGTGCTTGTAGTATTACCCGCGATAATATCGCCATTAATGCTATCACTAGACAACCTAACAACCACGTTGGGCAATGCTTCCATCTTAGCCAATATATCCGCGAATTTGGCAAACTTGTGCATTCTAGTGGGTAGCCAATGCCTAGTCCACGGAGTCGCAACCATAACAGCGTAAATCTTTTCCGCTAGTTTGAGGCTATACATATCGCCACTATCAAACCAACGAAAGTATCTATCGTTGTCTAGTTCCGCAACCATAGCATCGACCCAATCAGTTTGTTTCCAATCCTCCCGATTATGTAGTCTCGGTGCTTTTACGTTACTAAATCTATAATTGCCGTCAGTAGCGTAGCAACCTTTGCAAGCGTCCACTAATTCACCATCTGCGCCAATGCTCGCGGGGCAAGTGTCTAGTGCTTGCAACGACCAGCTACGGCACGGCATTTTGCTTGCTTTTGATAATTTTGGTTTAGCGTTAAACATATAGCCTCCTTTTGGCTAGCGTTAAATTGATAGAATAGAGCCTACTATAATCTAATAGGCTCGATATATCAACTCTACTTATCTTCTAGCTTGTATACTTTACAGTTCTCGCCTGATTTTTCTGCAATGCTTACGGCTTCCTCGTAGCTACTCGCAAATTTATGATAATCATAATCAAAGAAATAAATTGCATACATTATGCCACCTCCTCGAATTTTTCCATCTCTTTCAACTCTGCTTTTCTCTCGCATAGCTTGTCTACTAGTGCCATAGTGTCATCGTCTATTTCATAGCTGACCCAATTAGGCAGTATGTCCGTCATCGCATTGAATACGCCTTGAGACTCAACCTCTTTGCGCTCTGCAATCTCTATAAAGCTGTTGCAGTCTTTGATGTAGTTACACTGTAGCGCGAATATGCGGGCCTCTACAGCCTCTATATCTAACTGGTAATACGCTTGTTTCATCTTGTTGTATATCTCTGTCTTAGTCATAGTATAGGCCCTCCGTTGGGCTGTTTGTTTGTGTATGTCGCCCATTATATAGAGGCAGTTGCTATTGTACAATGATTAATATGCATGACCTTTTGATATGT